TTAACAATATGATTAAAATTTCCATAAAACTGACCACCGTGAATGATAATACCCTCTATATACCCACCTCCCCAATTACCCGAAATCCCTACTTGGCAGTTATGAAAATCCATATTAAATAGTGATATTCCGCTCATGTAGGTTCCGACTAATGTGGAACCCAATCCATTACAGGTACGATCTACGCCATCAATCGTAAACCCTGACATGAATATTTCAGTATTGCCGTAAGCGTCAAAAACATTTGTACACCCAGCCTTGCGCCTGACAATAACCTTGCTGCCTACCGTAAAATAATTTGTTGAATTAAACGAATAGATCGCGGAATAAGAGGGAAGCTTGCAATCTCCGACGATATAGGCCACAGGTGGAGCGGGAAGATAAATCGGTTTTCCATAGGTAAGGGCAGCCTGAAATGCCGCCGTATCGTCTGTAACTCCATCCCCTACCGCACCGAAATCCATAGGATTAAGAGCATCACCAAACATATCGGCAATCGAACGTATGCTGGTTCCACCAGTTGCAATGGCATTTCCACCTCCTGCTGTTAATTTCTGCCATAATACCTGATCTGACCGGCGAATACGGCTCATATCCTTTAGAACAGATACGGCCCCCGTAAGTGAGGCATCGCTAACGTTTGGATATGGTTGAAGTGCCGGGATTGTCATGAATAACCATCCCTGCCAAATAATGGCAAAGCTTCAGCAACATCAGAAATAACCTGTTTCCAATCCTCCGGCTCTTTGGGTCTGAATATGCGAATTGAATTATACCAGGGGCTGTCTTTCCGATTGAGCATCCATCTCCAGCACGTCCAATATTTATTAAGCAGCCATGTCGGTTTACCCATAGCAGCCGCCATATGAAGCACAGAGGTATCAACAGAAATAACAAGATCAAGATTTGCAATGATTGCAGCCGTATCCTCCCATGATTTAATCCCTTTCATGGGATTATAAAACTCCTCACCTAATTGATCCGCTGCCAGACCTGTTTGAAGTGAAAAGAATGTAAACCCAGGAATTGTAAGAAGAGGCTTTAAATGATCGAAAGTTATTGACCGCTTCTCATCCATTGCAACTAATTTAGGGTCTTGCACCCTCTTACCTCCGGCCCAGCACAAGCCGACTTTTAAACCTTTGGCGTTTTTAATGATCGGCCATTCCTTTATCTTTTCAGGATTGGCCCTTAAATACGCCTCTGAACATGGAATTGTATCCAACGTTGTTCTGAAAGCGTAGGGAAGCGAACCCATCGGAATACGATAATCAACATCGGGTATTCCATCGGTACCGGGATAATTGCTTGCTATAGGCACAACGTTGGCAGAAGGAAAATTAAACTGCATCAACTGGACCATTGACGTATCAACCTCCAGTGTTACTTGATGAAGCATATTGCAGAGTTGGTGAATGTAACGAGAGAACTGTATGCAATCACCAAAACCCTGCTCCGAATACACATGTATGCGTGATGGATTTTCTGTTCCATCCCATTGCGGCTTGTCATGGCGATATTTTGCCATAGCCGTTCCATATTCCTGTTTGAGAAATATAAATCTTATTTCATGCTCAAAAAACCCTTGCTCATATTCACCTAGCGTAAGATGCGCTAAGGCCTTACCCCATTGTGAATTAGGGCTGCTCATTTCACTTTTCATGCCTTTAGTGAAATAAGGTATGCTTTCCCTGAATTTCAATTCTTCAGACAGGATTAGCCCATATCCATAGTTTGCATCAGCATGATCCGGGTTTAATTCAATAGCCCGTCCGTACCACTTAAATGCCTCTTTTTTGTCATTTTTCACATAATTTGCATTCCCCAGAAGATAGCAGGCATCGGGATTATTTTGCGATGCAATAGCCGCAACATCGGCAAATCCCTTTGATTTCTTTTCATCTCCGTAATGGTCCCATACCGTAGCCAGCATATGAAGAACTACATTACTGTTTGGAAGCTTTTCAGCTTCTAAAGCCGCCTCTTTAGCCTTGGTATCACATCCTAAATTCATGCAGGCTTGAGCGAAGAAAGCAAAATAAACCGCCGTTTTGGGATTTAATTTAGTAGCCTCCAGAAGATTATCATGTGCCGTTCCATATCTTCCCCGCCATATCTCCATCATTCCCATGAAATAAAGGCACTCAGCCCGTAATATGCGGTGATCCTCACCTTTCATCGGCTCAAGTAATCCTAGAGCCTTAATCATGCAATTTATGCCATCAGCACTTTCATCCTTGAGGGCGTGTTTTTTACCCTGCCTGAACCATTCAGCGGCCAACTTTAAACCCCCATCCCTTCCAAAGTTTATCTTATGCATTACTGGCTCCCGTTAGGTGATGTATAGACTTCTACGCCCTGAAAATGCTGCCAGGAATCACCAGCTAATAATTGGGTTTTTGATCGAATATAACGGCCATTTGCTATCTGAGGGCATGTGCCAATTGAGTTTATTCCGCTTCCACTATTATAACTTGCTGTATCAAGCAGCCGGTTGCGCGTTGCAATAGAAACGGTTGGGGTGCCACCATCTATTAGAGGGCGTGTATCTGTGATATGGGCTAACATATTGTCAAAAGGCGCTTTCTCTCCGCTTTCTATTAATGCAGCAAGTGTTGTTCCGTTAAAGTATCCCAGTTTATTATCTACATTAAAACCGCCCATAATAATAGAACCACCACTCCAGACATTGCTATCAAGAGGGATGTCAATTTGATCTAAAGTCCCACCCGGCATTGTATCCAGCGTAAACCCGAATGTTAAGGCGCGGAATATAAACTGAATGCCCAATGGGATATCAGCAATGGAAAATCTGTTTAAAATCCAGTTGTAAAATATCAAACGATTGGGAATACCCATATTATTTCCCTGCCCAGGATAGGCCCATATTGTCAACCTGTTCACAGGGTCAGCGGCTCCAACCACATTATTGATATGGTTTTGATCTAAATCGGCAAAGAACGTTTTATCAATCTTATTAGCCCCTATGGGAATGCTGCTTGTACCATCAAACGTATAAAACCCATCTTCCCCGATATAATCGACAAGCAATCCTCTTTTAACTATTGAATTTGGCATCGAGGTGCCGCGAATTGTTTCGCAGGGGAAAAATTCAAATACCACAGGAGGGCCGCCGTAGATTATCCTCCATACCGCCCGTTGAAAAAATACAGCACCATCAGCCGTACCTAATGCCCCCACTAATCCGGTTATTTGTCCATAATTTCCCAGAAGATCGTTAAAACTAGACTGAAATTCAGCTGCGGTAGCACTACCTGGAGTGGGCCAGTTTGTTGGGTCATTCAGAGCAGACCACCACACCCGTTGATCCTGTATCCCATTAATTGCGTCACTTGTAAAAGCAGCAACAAGGAAATTCTTAATAACGGCAATATATTTTGCAGTTGGCGCTATAGTAGAGATTGTCGGCGTTATTGAACCCCCAGAACCCGCTCCTGCTCCTGCTGGCACAGCTATGGTTGGAACTGATGTAAACCCATGTCCTGGAGTGGTAATTCGTGCGTTAGTCAAATGGCCGCTTACAACGTCTATTAACCCGGCAAATCCAGAACCCCCACCACCCGAAGCTGTTAGAGCATAATTTGTGCCATTTGTATAACCAGCACCACCCACAACTATAAGTGATCTAATGTTACCATTGGCAAGGTCAGAAAATTTTGTGCTTGTTCCCAATATAAAGGACTGCATAGCATCATTATAATCGGTTGCTATGACAGTCTGCCCCATAAGTTCAAAATCCCATCCCTGTCCTGTTGGATCGACATTATAGGGACTTGTGCCATTGCTGACAGTTACGGGATTTGTACTTGACGAGGTATATTCATAAAGATCGTTTTCATCGCCAGCGAATATATAAGATGTTCCGTTAATATCTGAAAACGCTGCCGCTCCCTGACAGTCTTTTGTTAAGGCTCCGCCAAATTCAGCAAAGCCAGTTATAGGCCCATAGCTAATAGGGGTTCTTGGAATGCAGTTACGAATATTCGATGATCCAGGATTGTTAAACGCTGGCATATCGGGGGTATATTCAGCAACGGGAAGCGGCATCCATCTTTTCATTAGAAAAACGTACCCCGCACCTTTGGAACCGCTTGCCGGGTCATTGTTTCGCCTTTGAGGGCAGAAAGATAGCCTACTGTTGATGGCTCAGAAGGATCGCCATAAATCTGCACCTTCATAATAATAGCTTGTTCTTCGTCCTTCAGAACATTCAAATATAAATCAAGTTTTGCCTCTGCCCTTATTAGGGCTTCAGCATCCTGTGTCCATGCATTTGTATCGGTTGCATCACTTAAGGAAGCAAATCTCTGAGTTCCCTGAATTGAAATCGGATAGGCCCCATCAGGAATGGGATAAAATCTTAATTGCTCCCCATAATACGCATAATCTACCCCTACAGAAGGAGCCGCCACAGATGGATTAACAGAAACCTCGTCCAGATATTGCATGGTTCTGGGTTCGAAAAAGTATCTATTATTCGATACTAGCGCCCAAATCTTGTCAATATGGGCAATCGTTGCAATCGGAGCATAAGAAGAGGAAGAATAGTATTCTTGCCCGGCAACGGTATTAAATGCGTTAATTGCATTCAACTCATTAAAATAGAAACGCTCACGTTCCCACTTTGCGATTGCCGTCTGAATACTGTTTTGAATTTGTGTAGTAAGGTCGCTTCTGCCGCCTAGTTCAAAAGCTATTGTAGCCTGCATTTGACCGTAATTTGTACTGACGGGCATCGCAGGTCATCTCCTCACTCCTGATTATAGGTTTTCATACCCTTGGGTTTATAGGAGTTTTCACCACCTTCGAAAGGCAAACCAGACATACGCGGCTTTACGCGCATTGCCGATTTACCCGGATCGCCGCAACCCAATTCCCCAGCACCCTTCATTTCCCCACCATGAATACGACCACTTTCATGTTCGCTACCATGATCATTAGCCCGTTTACCCTTTGCCATGACTACTCCTTATGGATCAACCGTGAAACTGCAAAGCAGGCGAATATTACCGGCA